ATGATGAAGACTACCTTGGCCCACAAGGGAACTTACACTACCGTGGCTTCTATGTATTACATGACGTTAAAGATGGGGCGTTTGACGAGATGGCAGTATCAATTAAGTTCCTTAAAGAAAGGTATAACTACTGATGGCCTACGCACAAGATGATGAGTCAATAGTTGACGTTTGCAATAGATTGCTTGGCTCAGAGATAGAGGAAATAGAAGTCGATGCTGATGAGCAAACTGTTTACATACACACCAGCACCGGGATGATTAAGATTAACGGTGAAGACTTATCTATGTGGGTAGAGTGCGAACGATACGCAAGCTAGGGTAACTCACCGCCATTAATATCTATATGGCCTTCATCCCAGTTCAAGGGGCAGCCAGTCCAGCCACACTCTTTTGTTGATGCAAGGCTCTTGCCACACACATCACAGATAGGGTCTTTGTTCTTCTTGCCCCATATCAAATCGTAGTTGTCTTCGTATTGCTTGTTATTCTTGCGTGATAGGATTGCATCCCCAGTAATATCATTCGTTGTCGTTACCATTATCTCTCCTACAAATTCATGGTTTTCTCTATTGTTTGTCTTTAATATTAAGCAGACTATTACATACAAGCAATCTTGCTTTGAACAGATTAAGGACTATATCATGTGGACATCACCAGCAGCTACAGAAATGCGCTTTGGCTTTGAAGTAACTATGTACGTAATGAATAAGTAACATATTTGTTATATAGGGTGGCGACTGCTAACCCGGTTGCCACTCCTAAAGCAAACGCTTCTTTGTAACATAATATGTATTCAATCGTGTACATGTTTAAACTTACATCCCTCACATCGAACATCTATTATATCTTGTTTTGAGTATTGGCAGTCTTTAGTAAATATGTAAGGCCATGACGTCTTGCCGTCGCTATGATACACAGTATCGTGTTGGCATCTGTCAGGAACTACGTCGCTGTGGCATCCATTCATATTATTTCCCTGATAATTTTTTTGCATTTTCTTTCATTTTACTTAGTATCAACAGAAAGCGTAGTTCTTCAAGCTCAGCTTTGGTCATACAGTCTTCCCTATGTAGGTAGCTTTGCTGTCTTTGAACTGAAAAGTAATTTCACATTCTTGTCCTTTAGCTGATGGGTACAGTAGCGTATAAAAGCCATAGCCCATACCCAAAATACCTGCAAGTAGTAACGTTGCTACAACGACTGTCGAACGGTCTAGGCTTCTGTCGCAATTGCAGTCACGGCCTTGGTTGCACTCTTGATTACACGGCATAATGTAGTTCCTTAATTAGTTGTAGGTAATGTATTGCCTTATCAATGTCTTGCACTCCATTCTTGTTGGCATGCCTGCATACATACTTAATCACGTTGCCTTCTAGGAACGGTATATTATTCTTAACGATGAATGTAACTGGCTGTATTGCCATGTCCTTGTAGTGACTGCCACCTTCTTGATTATTTAGTGCGCTCATAATAATTCCTATGCTGCCATGTCAAACATACCGAACGTGCTTGGTATACCGCGATGCTCTGTCTTGCGCTTCTCTTGTTTAAATAACTCTGGTCGAGTTTCCCATATAGCCGCAATCTTTCTCAAGTTTGGATTGGCTGCAATCATGTCATCGTATGGGCCTTTCTCATCAATAACATCATTTTCAGTGCGTTGGTCATGGCGTAGCTTGGCAAAGTAACCACGTGGGTATATCTTTTCTAACTGCTCAATTGTCTTAGGCACAAACTCAATCCCTGATGCTGAGTAGTGATTCAACATGCCGTGGCCTTTCTTCTTTAGCCTCTTAGTAATTGTCAAGTAATGATGCTCTGTAAGGTGTGCCAATACATAGTAAACATTATCTCTTGATAGACCTGACTGCTTGATTATATCTATGGCTGTCATAGATTTATCGCCAATCAAATCCATAATACTTTTGTTACGCATTTCTATTTTTAAATACTTTTCAATTACTGGTCTCATCGTGTTCTCCATAGTGGTTGGGTACTAGGCTTATGCTTTCTATATACTTTTCCCCATTGTTAATTATCAGAAAGGTATGTCGCTTGCTATCTCATCAATAGGTTGCTTCTGATAGCCGTTAGCTTTAGCGCCCTCTTTAGCGATTGATACTACTGGCTCCGGCTCAGCTAGTTGGCACCAGCCATCCCAGCCCATAGGGAACAACTCAATCTTTGCTGCTAGGCCACGCGTCTTAGTCTCCATAACCACCCCAATTTTTGCCCAGCGAACTTTTTTTTCTCCATTCTTGTCTTCGTATTCGCCATTCTTTGCTACTAAGTTGTATTTAATTGCCATTTTTATTTCCTTTTAATCGTTGAATTGTTGTTTCTACTTCGTCGTTGAACTCTACTGCCTTGCTTTCAACCTCTTTAATATATTCATCATCCCGGTAAACGCGTTTGATGAACAATTGTAAATCCAGTGGGAACTCAGGGCAGTATGATACAAAGTCTACCCACTTGGCCCCACTGCATGCCATTTGAAACTGCATCTGTGGCATGTATTTTGTTGGCGCTCTGTCCTCTAGCATTGTCTTAGCGTGTGTCGTAGCTTTTGGGCATTTGATTTCAATCAACCCTAGCTCGTCATCGTCTTCTACTATGCCATCAGGACTAGCTCCACAGAAAGGTAACGTTGGATGTTGCATGAACGCCTCTTGCTTAACAAACACATTCTTCTCTACCTCATACCATGCACGAGCAAATGGTTCTAGTTCGATACCATTGGCCATGTATTGATTGGTGTAGCCTTCTTCACGCTTGTTATTTAAACGCTCACAGACGAGTTGCATCCTGTAGTCGGCACGACTAGCTGCCTCACCAGTTTTAATCGTTGCCATGACGTCTGCAATGCGACTGGCGGTGATTTTACCAAGACGTAGTGCATGCCATTCTTCCGTGCCTTGAATTATCTCAGTCATTTTTTATCCTTCCGTGATACATGTATCGCAAGTAACCACTTATCGCCCATCGCTTCTTTGCAAGCTGCAACCTTCTTAGCTAGTGATTCTGCTTGTGATTGGTTGGGCGGTGTTAAGCCATATAGAGATGCGATAATCATGCTATTCTCCCAAGCTGTATTGGGCAACTCGACATGACTCGCCAAACTGGTTTGATACCTTAACAAGTTCAACATTTATTTTGCGCCCTTTCTTCTTCAAGATATGCACACATGATGCTAGTCTATAAATTCCCAGCTCTGACCACGCTTGTAATGGCGTGATGGATTGCCGAGTGCTTAAGTAATTCTCTAAACGTTCTGGCTGGCTCATGCTTTGCTCCCTAGTTTAGCTTTCATGCTGTCTTTGGTTGCAATAACAACGGCCTGGGCTTCTTTATTCTTTCCGCATGCAGATAATGATGCTGTGAAATATTCTTGCAACTCGCTCATGGTTGTAGCTGTTTTAATCTTGTCGACTAATGGTGTAGTGTCAAACTCTACTTGCGGTAGGTCTTCGCCAGCAAAGATGTATAAGCCAATACCAAAGCAAGCAATACATTTAGCTAGACAACGCATTGTGGCGTCACTAATCTTACGTGCATCCGGGTTCACAATGGCAGCATTGCGGTTATCCATGACTGGCAATTGCATACGCATAGTTTTGCCAAGCGCAGTAACATTGCAGAACACCATCATCGTGTCGTTGTAGACGCGTGGCTCAGGGAACTCCCATACAGCCATTGGGTCTTGCAATAGTAGCTGGTCTACAGCCCATGTCCATGATAGGTAGGTAAGCTGGCCCTTCTTTTCTGTGTATTTATTAACGTCAATCTCGCGTAATACTTTGTATGTTGCAGTCGTTTCCATATCGTTCTCCTGTTGTTGTCTTAATTCATCCATTACTTCTGCTTGAAATTGTTGCTCGCTCATTAGCTATCCCCTAATGCTTCATGGAATACCCAGTTTGCATGCTTGTTTGACTTGTAATTATCCTCAACAAACCTAGCAAATCGGTTTATCTCAGCATCGTATAAGTCTCTGATACGGCCCAGCTTGTCATCGTTAGGGTCATAGATA